GAGCTGATCGACCAGCCGATGAACCCGGCCACGCGCCTGCGCTTGATGTCCGCATCCGTCTCGGCCCTGGTGCGCTGGGAGCCGCGCCTGCGCATCTCGTCGGTGCAGTTCTCCATCGACGCAGAGGGCGCCGCCGTCATCGACATCGATGGCGAGCGCATCGACGGGCCGCGACGCGAAACCGTGCGCAATCTCACCATCCCGCTGCGAGGCTGACCATGGGCGCCCTGATCGACCTCTCGCAACTGCCGCCACCCAACGTGGTGGAAGCGCTCGACTACGAAACAATCCTTGCCGAGCGCAAGGCTGCGCTGATCGCACGCTACCCCGCCGACAAGCAAGCCGAGATTGCGGCCGTGCTGGCGCTCGAATCCGAACCGCTGACCAAGTTCCTGCAGGAGTCCGCCTACCGCGAGCTGTTGCTGCGCCAGCGCATCAACGAAGCCGCCCGCGCGGTGATGCTGGCCTATGCCGAACGGGAAGACCTGGAGCACATCGCCGCGCTCTTCGGGGTGCAGCGCCTGGTCATCAAACCGGCCGACCCGATCGCCGGGACACCAGCCGAGATGGAGAACGACACCGACCTGCGCCTGCGCGTGCAGCTCGCGCCGCAGTCGTTCTCGGTCGCCGGCCCGGAGGGCGCCTACCGCTCGCACGCCCGCGATGCGGACGGCCGCGTTCTGGATGCGTCAGCCACCAGCCCAAAGGAGGGCGAGGTCCGCGTCACCGTGCTCTCGCGTGAAGGCGACGGGACGGCCACGCCCGATCTGCTCGCCAAGGTCGAAGCCGCCTTGCGCTCGGAAGACATTCGGCCGCTGACCGACTACGTGACCGTGCAGTCGGCTGCGATCCTTCCCTACGATGTGGTGGCGATCCTCCACCTCTTCCCTGGGCCTGACTCCAGCGTCGTGGTGGCCGAAGCGCTCAGGCGCTTGGCGATCTACGTGGAGGCCTGTCACCGACTGGGCCGCGTGGTCGCCCGCTCGGGGCTGGACGCTGCGCTGCACGTCGCCGGCGTCGAGCGCGTCGAGCTGCTGTACCCGGCCGAGGACATCCGCGCCGATCTGACCCAGGCCCCGTACTGCATTGGCGTCGATGTCAAAACGGGAGCCCAGCGTGCGTAGCTTGTTGCCACCGAACGCAACGGAGCTGGAGCGCAACGCCACGGCCGTTGCCGGCGTCATCAGCGATCTGCCAGTGCCGCTGCGCACCCTCATCGACCCGGACACCATTCCCGCGCACCTGCTGCCGTGGCTGGCCTGGCACCTCGGCATCGACGCCTGGAAGGACTACTGGCCCGAGCAGGTCAAGCGCGCCCGCGTGCGCGCCGCGATCCCGATCGCGCGCAAGAAGGGCACGGCCGCAGCGGTGCGCGAAGTCGTGGCGTCCTTTGGCGGCAACATCGCGCTGCGCGAGTGGTGGCAGATGGAGCCCAAGGGGCGGCCGTACACCTTCGAGCTGGTGATGACGGTCAGCGAGCGCGATGACATCCCGTCGACGGCGGATTTTGTGGCGGACATCGTGGCCGAGATCGACCGCACCAAGCCCGTGCGCGCGCATTACACGTTCACCCAGGGCTTCAACCGACGCGGAGGCATCGGCGTTGCCGCCGGTATCCGCCCCGCCCTCTACGTTCGCCTTTCACTCACGGATGCCTGACATGGCTGGAGCACTTCTCAACATCACCGACGCGGGTCGCGCCGCACTCGTCAGCAACGACCACACCGCCACCAAGGTGTGCCGCGTCATGCAGATTGGCCTGGCCAACGCCCCCTTCCAGTTCGACCCCGGCATGACGGTCATGCCCAATGAGATCAAGCGCGTCTATACGATGGCGGGCGAGAACGTGGCACCCGACACGATCCACGTCACAATTCGCGATGACAGTGCGGATCAGTTCACGCTTTACGGCTTCGGCCTGTACCTGCAGACCGGTGTGTTGCTGGGCGTGTACTGTCAAACCACACCCATCATGGAGAAATCCCCGATGGCCATGCTGATGTTGGCCGCCGATGTGGTGTTCAAGACGCTGGATGTGACTTCGCTCACGTTTGGCGATGCCAGCTTCAGCAACCCGCCGGCGACCACCGAGCGCCAGGGCGTGGTGGGATTGGCGACCCGGCTGCAGACCATCGTGGGATTGGACACACAGCGCGCGGTGACACCCGATGGGCTCAATGCGCGCGTGGCCACGGAAGAGCGCACAGGTCTCGTGCAGCTCGCCACGGATGCCGATGTGAAGGCGGGCAAGGACGACACCAAGGCTGTCACGCCGAAGAAGCTCGGGGACCAGCTCGTCAAGAAGGCCGAGCTGGCCGGGTCCAACAAGCAGGCCTTCGCCGTGGCGCAGGCGAGCGCCGTTGAGCACGCGATCCCGCTCGGCCAGGCAGACGAACGCTATCCCACGCCCGCGTCCGTCAAAGACGCCAAAGACACGGCCACCGATGCGCTGACGACGGCCAAGGCGGCGTTGCCCAAGGCGGGCGGCGAGATGACCGGCATCATCGACATGGTGGGTTCATCCAATGAGCTGCGCTTTACCGACAGCCAGCAGCCGATCACCCTCGGGCGCTTTCGCATGGTGTCGTCCGGCCGCGCGCTTATTGTTGATCGCAACACGGCGACCAACGGCAACTTCTCCACGTTCCTGCGCCTGTTGCAGATCGACGGGATGGGCAGCGCCTCGCTCCCGGGGACGGTCAACGCCGGCGGCGTCAAGACGCAGACGGGCGTCAACCTGCCGCCCTACAACAACGACGGCAAGGGCTTCCTGGAGTTCGGGGGCGACACCGTCCTCTGGCGGCTGTTCAGCTCGGGCGCGACCGGCGACCTGGTGCTGAACACGTACAACACGAACGGCACCAACAAGGCGCAGCCGCTGTTCATCAATTGGTCCACCGGCCAGACCACGTTTGGCGCGCGCCCGAGTTTCGCGGGGGCTGTGCCCTGGGATTCAGACAACCTCAAGGCACCGCTGACCGCAGAAGGCGGCGCGCTCACCGCCAATAAAGGCCTTACGTTCGGCGTCGGCTATGGGCGCTCGGCGCTGGTCGTCTCATCCAACGGCACGGACTCCATCGGTGGTGCCTTTGCCGATTGGAACGGCAACCGCACGCCCGCCCTACAGGTCGATACCCCGAGCAACGTCGGCGCGTATATGGGTATCCGCTGGACGCAGTGGGGCGTGCGCCACCTTGCAGCGATTGACTGCTACGCGGGTGGTAGCAATCTCTCGCAACCCTACGTTTCGATCCATGTTGGCACCACGCAGCATGCTCTCTCGATCAATGGAGCCGGCGAGCTGGTCACCAAAGGGGCCATCAAAGCCGGCGGAGATGGCGCCGTTCTGGCGACGAATGGCAACGTCTACATGTCGTGGGCCGGGCAGTGGCTCTCCGAGTACCTCACGAACCTGAACAACGGCAAAGCCGCGAACGGTGCGCAGTGCCAGTGGGCCAGCGGCATCGCGGAATTCGGTTCCGTCCCGACCGGTGAATCGGGCGGCACGGCCGACCTGCCCGCACCGTGGGTCCTGGTCGGCCTGCGCAACACCTTCTATCGCCTCTACCTGCGCGCCGCGTGGCTGCGCAACCAGTGATACCGACACCATGCTCACTCACGACGAACTGATCTATTGCATCCAGCAGCAGTACCCGGAAGCCGTCCACGGCACCAACCTGTGGGTCCTGCAGATGATCGACCCCAAGACCGGCAAGCAACAGAAGGATGCCGAGATTTACGAATGGAAGCTCGGTACGCCAGCGCCCACCGCCAGCGAGCTGCAGGCGCTGGTCAAGAAACACGGCGCAGCAGCGCGCGCGTATGTGGCCGACCTCAATGCTCGCAACGAGCGCGACCGGCGCTTGAAGGCGGCCGATACGCTGGTCTACAAGGCGATGGACACGGGCGATATGGAACGCATGCGCCTCGCTGGCCAGTACCGCCAGGCACTGCGTGACGTGACGACGCTGCCGGGCTTCCCCGATGCATTCGAGTGGCCGCAGGTGCCCGCAGGCCTCGCGGACCTGCTGCCGACCAACACCTAAACCTGCTGGCGGTTCCTTCTTGTTGTAGCGGCTCGCCGCACAACAGCGCGC